GTCGTAATATTTAGCCCGTAAGGCTCTGTCACGCGCTTTTTCACGAACATCTTGCGCGGCTATACCGGCCTTAGATAAGCCACCAGCAAGGTCTCCACCGGCAATACCAGCGCCAAGCTGTATCAATGCAGCCCCTAAAGCTTCCTTCTTCGCAAGATCTTCCTTGGTGATAAGGCCAGCTTCACGCTGAGCTTTTGCTTGAGCTAAGAATGCAGCCGCTTGATCCATTGCTGCGCTTGATGCTTCATCAGCCGTTTGTGTAACAGCAGCTTTTTCTGGATCAACAGCTTGAGCGTCATCGCCACCCTTTTGTTCAGCGCCGCTAAGGCTTCCAAGCTCTCTGCTTAGCCGAGCTATTTCCGCTTCTCTCTTTGCGACTTCTTTTATTACAGCAGGATTGGTAGTGTCGTAATCGTCCCTGTAAGCCTGTATCTCTACCTGTTTTTTATCAATTTTCTCTGCAAGTGCTATTTTATTAGCTCTTTTTTCTTGCCTTTTTACTTGATTGTAGGTGCCTTGGGGCTTAGAAATATCGTCTTCTAATTTTTCTCGTTCAGCTATAGCCATGCCGCTATCAGCTCTGCCGCCATAAATAAGAGCAAGCTCAGAGTCAGACAATGGCTTTTGAGGCGCTTCAGGTTCAGAAAAATCACCAGATTCAATTTGGCTATCAAGCTTACTTAGTCTTTCGGACAACCTCAGCATACTAGCGTCGCTACGCTCCCTCATTTCTGGGTCAACCACTCCGCCAACTCTTGCAGCCCTCTCTTCAACCCCGCGCTGTGATGCGTAACCTCTTTGTATCTGACTCACTACCTCTGCGCGTTCTTCTATTGCTGAAGCTTCTGGCGTCTTGCTTTCAAACTGTTCAATAAGTCGTTCGTAAACACCTTTTACTCCGGGAGTGGAATCAGGACTACCCAGCGTCCCAGCTTCATCAGGCTGCATATATGCCTGCTTCATTTGATCAGCAACATCACCTAAATTATTTCTGGTGGTTTCTTGAGGAGACAATTCTGACTCCCTAGCTGCTAGTTGAGCGGCTAATGCTTCAGCACTATCTCCAGTCTGACCTCTTCTAGCTGATGGGCCGCCTTGTATTAATGATGCGTACCTTTGAGCTTGTTGCATTCTTCTTTCATCGTCTGACGTTCCAGCGGTTTGACCCTTTCTTTCCATTGCCAATCTGTTTGCAAGAGGCATCTGAGAAAGATCCCGAACCACATCTGCAACTACTTCCTTGCCCATTGGGCCAGCGGCGCCAGCGCCAGTACTTGCGTCTTCCTTAATGGCGTTGTTTGGTTGATTGTCTGTTGTAATCAAGCCTTTAGTATCTACGTTTACTTTATCTGCCATCTCAAGAAGTCTTTCGCTTGCGGCTTCCTTTTCGCTGCCTGCTCTTGATTGGCTACCAAACAAAGCTGTCATAAGCTCTGACGGAGTCTGAGGGTTTTGTGCCTCAACCTTATCTATATCTCTTTGGGCTGACCTCTTAGCAGAATCCATCAAATCCTTTTGTATTTGGTTTTGAATAAACCTATCAGAAAGCGGGTCAAGCTCCTGAGGTATTGACTCGGTTGTTACAACACCTTTACGCATTTGTCTTGGTTGAAACTCTGGCAAATCACTAGCTAATCCAGCAGGAGGCCGTGCCGATACGTCTATATTAGGCGTTGGCATTGAAAATTGTGATTGACCACTATCGCCTTGCTTCTCATTAGCGGATGCAATCATCTCTGTAATTTGACCCGGAGAATACTCAGATCTAGACTCAAACATGGCTATTGGCGAAAGAACCTGAGATCTAACCTCTGGATTGGAAAGATCTATTTCTGCATCGGGATCTACGCCCAGCTTATTAGAGACATAAGATATATAGCTTTCAGTGTCGTTATCGTCTTCTGGAGGAGCATATCTATTGAGCAAGCCCCTAATACTGTTGATGCCATAATCCCTGCCATAGGTAGAAAGAACCCTGTCAGCGGCACGGACTCCATACATAGGGTCATCAAAACTTACAAAACCACTCTCATCTCCAGACTCACCAACGAAACCTTGGTTTGCCTGCCGAATATTAAATGGGTTGTTAATCCTTTGACCGATAATAGATGACTGCTGAGGAACCTCATTCATAGGGAATGTGGCTTTTCTGCCTTCTAACATGCTAACAATACCGCCACCATACATACCCATAGTTTGAGGCGGCATTGGCTGCCCTGTAGGCGCTCCTGCCAACTGTTGCATTGGTGGTTGCATAGGCTGTTGCATTGGTGGTTGCATAGGCTGTTGCATTGGTGGTTGAGTCATAGGGCCGCCCTGCGGCGCTGCTTGCTGAGGCATCATTGAAGCAATGCCTTGAGGTTGAGGATTAACTATTTGCTGGGCAACTGTACCTTGAGGCTGACCCTCCCTGCTTTCATAGCGTTTACGCATATCACTGCGGCGCTGAATCTCACTTACAACAAGAAACTGAGGTAACTGTGCGTTTGGCGTTTGCGCTAGTTGCTGCAATGCCTGATCAGGAAGACCTTTTACTTCATCTTCTAGTTGTATTAAGTTCTGCATTATTATCCTCTACCAAGAGCGTTGTACAATCCAACTCCACCAATACCAGCGCCCAACACTTGCTGTGACGTTGATGGGTTTACGCCATAACTAGCCATTGTACTACCGGGAGTGACAGGCAATCCTTGCAGCATATTGCTGAAGAATCCGATTTGCTCTCTTGGGAACGCTTGTTGACGCAAGAAGTCTTGATAGCCCATATCCGCACTGCGTTGATTCATACCTCGCTGGATCTCTCCAGAAGCCTGCATATTTCTAAGACGGTCATACGCCATAGCTTGCTCTTGACCGCCAAGAGAACTAAGAAGTCTTGCCGCGTCTAGTGACTGTCCTCTGCCTGCTTGATCAGCCTGCAAACCTGCTAACCCAAGCTTTGCTTGATCTTGACCAGAGCCAACATTAAACGCCCTAGCTCTCATTGCAGCTTCGTTTTGCGCCTGTTGCGCCCTTTGATTTTGTTGAAATGCATCGGACTGAAACCTTTGAGCAGCTTGATTAGCTTGCTGTCCTGCATCAAATGCTTTCTGAGAAAACTGCTCTTGCTGAGCCATTCCTTGCTGCGTTTGACCAAAAGCGCCTTGACGCAATTTTTCTTGAGCTTGTCTAGATGCTTCTTCTTGTTGCTGAGCCGACATCCCAAACTTAGCAGCTTGTTGTCTAGCTTGTTCTCCAGCTTGAAACGAATCAATAGACATCTTCTGTTGAGCCTGTCGCGCTTGCTCTGTTGTGCCAAACGCAGACTGTCTAAGCTGCTCTGCTTGCTGCTGCGCTTGCTGCCCCGCAGTACCTGTCTGTAGGCCTAGTTGAGCTTCTTGCAACCTTGCTGATCTATCTGCCTCAAAAGCTTGTTGCGCCTGTGCATACCCTGCTGCACCGCCCTTTGACTGTATGTCAGCTAACTGTTCAGACAAGTTATTTTGGCGCTCAGATTGCATAATAGCTTCTCTGTATCCACCTAGACCACCAGACTGAGTAGCTTGATCTTGTATGCCAACAGCTTGAGCGCCAGAAGCTTCTAGTGCTTTTCTCTTTTCAACATCAGTAACTAATTGTTGATAAGGATTCATGTAGTCTTGAATAGTAGATGCGTCAGATATGTTGCCAGCCTTAAATCCGGGGCCGAAATCACCTTGTCCTGTATACTGAGACTGTAAGTCCCTTGCTGTGTAATCTTGACCAAGTGCGCCTGCGGCGTATCCCGGATCAATACCGGATGCAGTAAAACCACTAGTTGATTGAGTTGGATTAAAGCCTGAAGAACGAGAACCGGCGGTATAACCCTGAGCAAGATCATCCGCTTTATAATTTGAAAACTGCTGTTGCGGGTTAAACCCTCCAGCAATATTTGTTCCCATATTTGTAGGTTGATAGCCGACCTGAGTAGCAATATCACTTGCTGACCTAATCTGTTGCGGAGCGCCTGCTGCCGCCATCTCGGTCATGCCGGTCATTGCCGCTGCTTCTGTAGGATTAAAGTCAGCTATTCGTGTACCTTGATACGTCTCGTAAGGGCGGGTGCTTTCGTAAGTTGTACGACCAAGCATCTCCTCATAAAACGGTCTTGCATATTCGGGTAAATTTGTCGTTACATTTGTGCTTTCGCTAGTTTGAGGGCCGCCGCCACCGCCTTTACTCATCTTTTAAACTCCGTTCGTAAACAACATATGATCTTTCGTAACCGTCTTGCTCAAGCCACTTCCAAAAGCCCATACGCGCTGTAGCTTCTATGCCGTCACAATTATTGTCTTTGGCCCAGTCTGCAAATCTTTCAAGCATATCCCAAACCCAGTCGTTAAACTTGTCGCCACCAAGAAACTGTATTGCAAGCATCCTTTTGCCCGGATAATCAACCAACTCAGTGGTGCCAACACCGTCAATTGTATGCTCTGAATCAAAAGCCAGCCACAAATGCTGATGGCCTAGTTTGATTCTGTGCAAAAGCGCCTCTTCACTCCAACGACCACGCGACCTTGCAACAGCTTTCATTAACTGACCCCTAACTTCAGGCCATAACGTCTCTACAAAGTTTGGGGGAACCATTGTTATTGTGTGAGTCACATCCCTTGCCGCGCTCTTCTTGCGAACCTTTGGCTCACGGGATATATCTCTAATCCTTGACTCGTCAAAGTTTAATAACTGATTCATGCGGGTAAAAGACCTCCAACCCTAGCTGTCAATGGTGCAGGCTGTTTTGTTGTACCTGTTTTTTCTGTTCTTATTTCGTTAAGCATAGCATCAAACCTTGCCGCTCCAGAGGTTGTATCACCATCTCCCGCAGCAGAAACAACGTCTGCTGGTATGATGTATTCACCCGGAGAGACAGCCACTCGCTGCTGATCTCCAATTGTGCCGGGAACCATATCGTCCATGCCCCTACCCGGCCCTGATATAACGCCTTCTGTCTGGGAGTTTGGCTGTATTTTTTGAAGGACGCCCTCTCTCAACATCTGAAACGCCTCGTTGCCGTATTCATCAATAAACCTGTCTATAACTATGCTTGATTCTTCTTCGTCAAGCCTGCCCATAACAGCCATCATTGTTTGCTCAATTAACGGATCGGCAGAAGGAACTGTTTTGCCTTCCTTCATACCTATGCTGTAAACATCAGCGTAATCCATTGGCTCATATTCTTTGTCTTCATCAGAAGTGCTAGTCCTAGTGGTTGCTGACCCCTGTCCTGAAAAGAACTCTTCGTTTTGTTTTTGTTCTGCAAGGTATTGCTGACGGGCGCGATCTTGAGCAACACCTACAAAACCTCCGTAGCCTCCACCCTCGCCACCAACAATAGATGTGTCAAATACTTCTGAGTTTGGGTTGTACTCTGGCTTGCTGTCAGTTACTACCGGTGTTGTCTTTGGTTTTCCAGCTTCTATTTCGGCGTCTGTCTTTTGCCTAAAATATTCAATCTCAGGCCCAAAACCCGGTCTATAACCTACATCGGCAAGTTCTTCTGCACTTTTGGTTACCGGGCCTCTAAGTTGCGACTGCCTTCCAGCCGCAACTGCTGGCCCAAAGTTAATGCCAGACCCAGTATTAACATCAAATCGGCCTCCGGGGTACATACGGATAGGAACTTGTCGCCCATCACGCATACCGAGCGTTTGCAAAGCGCCTAGTTGACGCTGATATTCTTGAGGGTTTAGAGAGACAATGCCTCCGTTTGCATACTGACTTGGGTCATAAGCAGCGTACTGGCTACCAGCACCACTAACATCCATATCAAAGTCATCGCCAGCATAAGCTAAAGATTCACCAAGCAATCCATAGGCGTTGTCTAATTCGGCTTTCTTATCAGCCTCCCTGTCGCGGTACATTTGCTCGTACCCTTCTTCCATCTCTATCTGGCCTTGCAGACCACCGCCAATAGCTATTGGAAGTATAGCGCTCTTGCTCGCCAATCCTTTACCTGTTGCAGTTAAAGCATCTTTACTTGAGAAGGGCTGAGCTACTCGCTCTAAAAAACTAGGCGCACTTGCTGTTTTAGTCAACACGCCGTCAATATTTTCCAACCCAGTTCTTTGGGTAAACATCTTGTCTTGTAAGCTTTTAAATACCGAATCGGCAGTTCCCGCTGCCTTTGCAGTCTCAGTGGCTGTCCCTTTTAGCGCGTCTAGCGCGGCTGCATCCAACCCTTCTGGAATTGATTTAAGAGCGCCTTCTGCAATCCCAGCCGCCACGCCAGCATCACCAGCAATTACCCCGGCTTCTGCGAGCGTTTTACTTGTTTCTGCTGCGCCGGTTCCAACGTCAGCACCACCACCCAAAACACTTCCAAGACCAAAACTTGTAATACCAGACGCAAGACCCTTTTTGAGGTCGCCAGTCACGGCGGTTGTAGCAAGGCCAGAAGCAATACCACTAGCTAATGCAGAGTTAGCGCCAATAGCGCCTAAGACTCCACTTGCGCCTGCTGCGAAGCTACTAGCAGCCGCTCCCGTGCCGATTGCTCCAGCAGCCGCTGTAAATCCCGCAGGGGCAAACATACTTGCTAACATAGGTATAAGGAACGCAAACGCTTCTGGCTGTCCTGTTACGGGGTTGGTTGTTAATCCACCCGGAACCATTGATGACATAGCCTCAACTTCAAGGGGGTTCATGTGAACCATCGTGTTATCGCCGTACCTGCCGTACTGAGACATTTGCTCAGCTTGAGGTTGTAACGGCGCTGGCTGTAGTTGTCCGTTCATATAGTTCATTAGGTTGTCTCCACACCAAATAGGTTAAAGCTGACGTTAGCGGCACTTGCATAAACTTTCAGCACATCCGACTGAGAAAGGCACATTCCAATCACAACAGTCCTTGTCGTTGTAGCAGCTAAAGATTCATCGAAAAAAAGAAATTGTTTGTCATTGGCTGAAGCGTTAGCAACATGAACACTGACTCTAAATGTAATTGCAGATCCAGTCCTGTTGCATATAACCAGTGAGCTAACCGTTGTTTGTGCCAAGTCAGGCACTGTGTACAGAACAGTTGTTGTAGTTGCGCTAGGATCTAACTGTCCAAGTACTTTTATTGCGTCTGTCACGAAGCACCCATAAGTAGAAATTGAAACCTACGCATAGCCAATGAACCTGTTTTATCGCCCTGACTCTTTGCCAAAACAATATCGTTTTCTATTTGATCTAGAGTGAACTCAAGCGTCCTTCTGGTTATTGCCTCTTCCTCTTGATCATATTCTAATAAAGGGATTGGTAAGGGGTTAGTTCTAGTTCCAGACATTAGCGCCTTCCATCCGTTTTAATATCAAACCTTAAATCACCTAGTCTCCACCCGTAGCCAACGCCAGAGCTTTCCAGCCTCACAATAGGGCTTCTAGACCTTGCTCTAACGTGATTCTGAGTCGTAGAGGAGGTTATTGTTGAAGATGATAACGTACTGGGGTCTTGCAGTGGAAAGTCCTTTCCCTTGATTGTCATATTTATTGAGGCGTCAGTAGTTAAGCCGCTGAACGAAAAGTCAGGAATAACCCGACTAATCATCATAAACCTCTCGCCATCATTTATTTCAAGATCGCCACTCTCAACATAAGCCGTCATTGCTGCACCATCATCATCAAAGCCATCTTCATGAGAATATATGTAGTTTTCATCTGTGCTTGTAATAATTGAACTAGCTAAAGGCTTGTTTCTTGTTCCAGCACCGCGCCAAGCGCCGCGAATAAGGGTGCCTACGCTCCAAAGGTTTTCTGCATAGTTAAAGGTTACATAATTAGTAACCTCCGTATCGCCCGTGCCTACTGGATAAAACCAACTTACCTCAGAAAACGCATTATTCTCCGCAGCAAAAACTTTGAACGCTTGATCTACATTTAAGTTAGAAAACACAAACTCTTTAACCGAGCAGGGAAGTGGTTGTACTGATCCGTTGTAGGAGTAAAACCCGCCTTTATCCATAAAATATATAGACCCTCTAGCGTTAACCGCTGCGTTAGGGCTTATCATTGATATGTCTGAGCTTATCGTCTGAAACTGAAAGGTAAATGGAGCGCCAATAAACCGCATGGAGTGAACACTCACATCGGTAAATATTATGATTTCTTGCCTACCCTGAACCGCTCCAATAATTTGTGATCCAGAGTTAATTCTTACGCCGCCAGCCGTGTTTGTTGCGGTTGGAGTCCAATCGATAGCGTTTTCTTGATCAGAGAATCTAACAAACAACGGATCAATCGCGCTTGATCCTATAGGGTTTGAGCCAAAAGCAATAACGTGCTGGTCTATGTCGCTAACCATTACTTGTAATGCGATTGTCGGCGCGTCAGACGCTCCTGAAATAGTGGTAATGTCCACACCCCTACTGCCAGTCCCGCCAGACTCATCCCAGTAATAAATACCGCCGCCGCGAGGGTTAAAGACTAAGTCTTCTCCAAACACATCTTGGCTAAACAGCCTCAACTGACCAGCAGAAGAAATGCTGCTGACGCTACCAAAAGACGTTACACCCCAGCCAGACGTACTCCAACCAGTACCTGTGACAAAAGCGTTAGTGCCTGTATTTATTTGATACGCACCATCTACACCAGAGCCGCCATTTCCTGTGTCAGAAGAGTTAGCCGCTATTGCGTCGCCAGCGGAATCTTTAGCTATAAACGTGTAAGTGTTTACCGTTGGCACTGAAGTGATTTGATACTCTTGATTTAATACACCAGCAGTAATTACGCCACCAAGCGTTGCCGCGCCAGCTATTGTCACAAAATCATTCACAACAGCGCCGTGAGAACTGTCTGTGGCAGTTATTGTTGAAGATCCATTTGTAGCAGCAAAAAGTATTCCATTCGTGGTGGTTGCTCTTATGGGGGTTATGTCGTTAAACAAGTCTCCAGATACAACATAAAACTTTAAATGAGTGCCAAGGCCTATGTATCTAATAGACTCTAGGGACGCCCAATCGCGTATTGACCTGCAAACTCCTAAGAACGAGGTTTCTGAAAACTTAACCCAACCACCTATTTTTTCTGGGCGCCCTTTCCTAAACCTAATCTTGTCAGAGTCAAACCACCCTGAGTCGGCAGAGTATTCGGTTCCTTCCTTATTTACTCCGGGAGCAAACTGTATCTTGGAAAGAGCCATTCCTAGAACATCCCCCCAAGATTCATATTACTCATAGCCCGTTGAATGTCTTGAGTAGTTAATTTTTTAGGCGTTCTGTTATTTGTCATTTTAGTTGTGTTGGGCTTTGATGGTATGTTTCCTACACCATTCAAAAGAGCTTCATTAAATTTGCTATTTGAGGTGTTTGCGCCAGATCCGCCGTTGGGGGTGTTAGTCCCCTTACCAAAGAAACCGCCACCCGGATTAGCTGCTTGCGCGGCTTTTATTCTTTCTGCCTGCTCTGGAGTAAGGTTCGCTCCGCCACTAAACAAGCCGCCAGATGATGGCCCTGCCTCCGCTAATGCAGCTTCATAACCGGGATCTCCGGGGTATATTGCGTTACCACCAAAAAAACTATTCATTATATCTCGCTGTTCTTCGCGAGTAGGTTCTGTGCCAGCAACTAGATTAGCATTTAACGGTGGAGTGTTAACGGGTGCATTTTGCATCATAGAGGCTATGCCGCCTTGCCCACCCTGCCTGCCATTGCCAATAAACCCTCCGTAACTACCACCTTCCCCGCCAATATTTGGATCAAAATATTCACGCTCCGGGTTGGAGTACGGGTTGTTTGAGTAGTCAACTTCGCTATACCCTACTGGAGCATCAAATCCTCGCTCCCTTAGCTCTGCGTTTTGCTCGATCTTTTGACGAGCAGTTTCGGCAGCATCGGCAGCTATACGATCACTTTCGGCTTGCGCTTCAGTCGTTACACGATCACGCTCTGCTTGCGCTTCAGCCGCAGCCACAGCTTGCTCATAAGCTATACGATCTTGCTCCGCTTGAGCCTCAGCCGCTACCTCAGCCGCAACCCTATCTCGCTCTGCCTGCTCCGCAGTTTGTGACGCTAATTGCTCAGCACCCTGCCGTTCTTGTGCCGCAACATACATCTCTTGTTGAGCCGCTTGATCTGTTGCTATTTGATCTCTTGTTGCTTGATCAAAAACCTGAAATGGTTGGCCTGTAGCTGGATTGATCGCCTCCATAGGGTTTGGGGCCGCTTGCTGAGGATTAAGCAATGCACTTGCCTGAGGTGCGCCCATTGGGTTTTGACCTCCCAAAAGCGCCGCTATGCCGCTGGCTACTCCGTAGTTAGGATTCCTTGACAGTAAGGGCTGTCCTTGCATCTGTCCATAACCAGTAGGAACCGTTGGTGGAGCAAAAGATGGCGCCTGAACTGCTTGAGGGGCAAAGCCTAGTTGTTGAGCTTGTGGGCCTGATTGCATAGTAGAATTAAATAAAGCCATTATTGATACTCGCCTGTTCTTATCATTTCAGTTACTTCGACAGCCCTATTGCCTACTTGTTGGCTCCACTTACTGTCCATGAATTCGTCAGCGGCAACGTCAAATTGTTCGCGGGACATAGCGGTAAGAGCCTTAACAAAGCCACGCAAACGTGTTTGTCCAAGGTTAAATGAGATGTCTACCAAGGCGTCTTGACGCGCCTCGTTCATTGCCGGGAACCAGAAGTAACAATCGGTAAGCTCTTCCTTTACCCTTTTAATATCATTTGCTAGTAAATAGTTAATTTCATCTTCCGACAGGCCCAGACCAGACTCGCTGATGTTTCGACCCACCGCAATTGTTTCGTAATTTGCACTGCACATATAAACTTTAGACCGCACACCTTCGTGGCGTTTAAGCATACTAATTAAATCACTCACTACTGTTCCCCGTATC